GATTGTTAAGAAAAACAACAGCGAGGTTTAAAATGACAAGTCCTTTTGTACCATGTCCTCTGACCTATTCCGATTCTCCTCAGGGAGGTCAGGTAATCCCAATGGTTGTTTCAGCGAGAAACCCATCTAACACAGTAGATAAGCAATATCAAGCAGGTTATTTATGGCTCTCTAGTTTAGATCAATATCAGATAATCTCTGGAGTGCCAACTTACGGCTCAGGTAATTTGTATGTCCAAGCAGGTAATACCGCAGGTACACCTAATTGGATTGCAGTTACAGCAGGTGCAGCAGGTGCTTTGAATACCCTTTCTGATGGTTCTATTACAGTTAGTCCAGCGGGAGGTAATATTGCTATTCTTGGTACCGCTAATCAAATCGTTGTTACTGGGGATGCTGCTACTCATAGTTTAGCAATCAGTCTTCCAGGTAGTGTTACATTTCCAGGATCAGTCACAGCAGGAACTACAATAACAGCAGGCACCGGTTTAACTGTAACGACAGGTAATGTAACGGTTTCATCAGGAAACGTAACTTTAACATCAGGCAATTTAACACTTTCTTCAGGAAATTTGGCTGTCACAGGAACATCAACCTTAACTGGCACAGCTAATATCAATACTTCAGGTGCAGCCACCACTAATATTGGGACTGGAGGAACTGGTGCGGTTAATATTGGCAACACCACAGGCGGTACAACTATTACAGGTTTGACTACGCTTGGGTCTTTAACTGTAGTTGGAACAACATCAATTAATGCCACAGGGACAGCCACAACGACCATAGGTGGATCATCCGGCGCCGTGACTTTAGTTGCAGGTACTGGCGGATTGGCTATTAATGGAGGTGGTAATGCTATCACTGTTGGGGCTGATGCAGCAGCTAACACTGTTACAGTTGGTTCTTTAACAGGGGCAGCCTCACTAACATTAAATGCAGGTACAGGTAATATTCTCATTGATGGTGTTGCAGCTACTGCAATTACAATAGGTAACACAGCTCAGACAGGCACAATCACTCTGGGATCTAGCACAGCTGCAAATAGTGTTTTAATCCAAAATGGTGTTGCCGCAGGTGCTCAGATAACTAGCATTAATAACGGCGCTAATGCAGCGAATAGCACAGTTAATATTCTTTCTGGTGTTGCAACAGCTGGAACACAAACGTTCAATTTATTTTCTGGAAATGCTTCAGGCGGTACACAAGTTGCCAATATTGGTACAGGCACAAATGCTCTGGCAATCAATATAGGCACAGGTGCTACAGGCGTCAAAACGATTGCGATTGGTGGAACGGCAGCCAACGTAATTACAATAGGTAATACCCAAACAGCTGGCTCAATTGCGATTGGTAATGCTTTAGTTGGTGGAACAGTTACGGTAGGAGGAGCTACAGCCACGGGCGCCTTGACCTTTGGCGCTTCAACAGCTGGTCAAACCGTTAATATTTCTAGTGCTGCTTCAATAGCAGGTACAAACGTTGTTAACGTACTAGCTGGTGCAACTCCAGGAGCTTCGCAGACCTTCAACTTGATGACTGGTGTAGGAACTGCGGGAACTTATGCTGTAAATATTCTTACAGGCGCTTCAACAGGAACCACTCAAACAGTTTCCATAGCTACGGGGGCAGCGGTTACTACCGTGTCCATTGGTAACACAACAGGAGCATCAACTTTAAACTTATCAGCTGGTACAGGAACTATAAAAGTTACTGGTAACCTCAATTTTCAGACAGCCGGCAATAAGATTTTATCTGCAAACGTTGGTACAACAACAGCAGCCGGAGCTAATTCGTTTGGTTCCGTAGCATTGGTAGGTGGAACAGCCACAGTAGCGACTACTGCTGTGACAGCTAATTCGTTAATTTTCTTAACTTGCCAAGCTTTGGGTACAGTTACAGTAGCTTCTGGTCTAGCAGTAACGGCAAAAACAGCTGGTACGAGTTTTGTAATTACAGCGTCTCAAGTTACTGATACAAGTACAATAGCATGGTTTATCGTAAACTAATGATAATTTGAAGATTTGGAGTGACAAAACTCCAAATCTTCTATATAAAAAAAGTAAAATTAACCAACGGTGACATATGTTAAAACATTCAGTTCAACTTGAAATCGTTAAAGATGACCGCGTCTATCAGTTAAGTTTACCTAATAATTGTCCTTTGGGAGAAGTTCATGATGTGCTTTTTCAAATGCGTTCATATATTGTTGACCGCATTAATGAAGCACAAAAGCAAGATCAACCGCTTCAGCCTTCACCTCCTGTCACAGACGAAGCAAAATAAAGGTGCAAAATGTCAAATATATGGAATAATGCAGTAATGCTTCCGGCTCCTGAATTGATTGCAACTATGACAGGATCAAATGTTAAAATAGGCACGCTTTTATATCCTCCTGTAAAATTAATCATGGATAATCAAAGTACTGTTCCTATCGTTTTATATATTTCATACGATGCAGGATCCACACTTATTCAATGGCATACTTTTCCCGCAGGGGAAGCTATGGTTATAGATGATGATATTTACACTTTATCCAAAGGTGCTACCTTTTTTGGTAATGGTGCGTCTGGTAATTTTTCCATTTCATATTTTTACGCAAAACTTATTTGAGGTTATTTTGAGTCAAATTTACAAAAACAATTCTGGTGGTTCGGGGTCTGGCATAATTACTATTGATGGTGATAGTGGATCTATAACAGGATCTACGGTAACCATTTATGCAGACAATGCTGCAAAAGTTGCTGGTGGAACGGTAAAATTTGTAAATTTAGGAACAGTTAGCACATTAGAATTAAGTGGTTTTAATGGAGATACGTTTTTAGGTAACGGAGCTGGAGCATTAAGTACTATAGGAGGAAGTAATACATCAGTAGGTTATCAAAGCATGGGATCTGTTTCTACAGCTAATGGTAACATTGCTTTTGGTTTTAAAGCTTTGTTTGATGGAACTATTATTTTCAATAATACTGCAATAGGAACATCTGCTCTTGAATCTTTAATTTCTGGTTCAAACAATATTGCTTTGGGCCTTTTGGCAGGAATAAATTATCAAACTAATGAAAGCAATAATATTGTAATAGGAAATAATGGTGTTATTGGTGAATCAAATGTAATTCGTTTGGGTACTCCGGCTTCTAGTTCGGGACAAACTCAATGTTTTATTGCAGGTATTACAGGAAATACTGTTTCAAATCAAGAATTTGTAACAATAAATTCATCTACAGGTCAACTAGGTGTTACTTCAAATGTGGGTTCACCTGTTTATTTTCAAGCATATCTAACCGTAAGTCAAGGTGTTAGCGGTAATAGTACTTCTTCTACAATAATTTTTAATGATGCTTTGACAAATGTTGGGGGGGGATATAATACATCAACAGGAATTTTTACAGCTCCAACAACAGGATTTTATAGTTTTTCAGCTACAATTTATTTTGATTTTTTGGATTCATTAAGTGGAAATTCAGAAGTTATTTTAAGTTATACAGGAAATTCTCAATCTTTACGTCTAATTCAACAAGGATCTGGATCTTACAGTGGAACTTCTCCAAAATATATTATTTTAACACCAAGTTTTGCAATTCCGATGACTGCTGGTGATACAATTCAATTGCAACCGTTTGCTGATGGTTCTGGAACATTTGAAATTTTCGGAGAAGGACCATCAAATACTCCATTTAATACCTCATCAATGTTTAGTGGTTATAAAGTTGCTTAAAAAACATGGAATTATAAAATGAGCCAAATTTATAAAAATCCTGCTGGTGGTGGTGGCCCAGGAACTCCCGTACAAACAATAACAGGTAATGACGGCATAGCTACAACACCGACAAGCAATAATATTAATATTTTTGGTTTGACCGTTGCAAACGCTACAAATGCTGTACCAGTTTATTTAAAACAAACTTCTACAAGTACCGATAGTATAGAAGTACAGGTTGCCGAGGCTGCTGCAAGTTCTAACATCAATAACGTTGGACTAGCCTCATTTAATAATGTTCAATTTTCAGTTGATGCTAATGGATATGTAAGTGCTACAGGTGCAATTCCGATTCAATTTACAGGCAATACAGGAACCACAGCTTCACCTTCTTCTGGAAATATTAATATATTTGGCTCTTCCACATCTGCCGGTTCAACACCTGTTTCTTCAACTGCCTCGGGAAGTACCGTCACATTAAACATTCAAAAATCACAGGCTATTGCATCAACAAATGCATCAAATGTAGGTTTAGCTGCATTTAATTCAACTGAATTTACCGTTGATAGCAATGGATACGTTTCTTTGATAAGTAGTGGTGGATCCACTCCAAATTCTACGCTGAGTTTATCAGATGATTTTCTTACATATGCTATAGGATATATTACAACCCCGTCAGCCATCATTTTAAGTATTTTGCCCTGGTCAACTACAGGAACTTGGCAAGACGTTGCAGACTCTGTTTTAACAACAGGTAACCCAGGGTTAATCACTCATGGTTCAATCACAACACACGCTAGTTTGGCAACCGGAAGTGGTTATATAATATTGGGTGGGGGAGTTATTAATTGCAATTGGGTGCTAAAAACAGCCACTTTATCAAATTCCACAAATCGTTATACTTTATATGCTGGCTTAGGGGTGGGTGATACTGGAAGTGCTTATAACGGAATTTATTTTTCATATAATGATAACGTAAATTCTGGTAATTGGGTTTGTACTTGTGAAGCATCTGGCGTTACCACAACTATAAATACTACTGTTGCTCCATCAACATCTTCTTTCTTTAATTTAGGTTTTACTGTAAATGCAAGCGCTACTTCAGTGGAATTTTTCATTAATACTGTTTCGCAAGGGACAATCACAACACATATCCCTACGGGTACAACCAATGCTGATTTAGATCCAACATTGAGTATTGTTCAATCTGCTGGAACAATTGCAGCTAGTTCAGTAGTCATAGATTTATTCTACTATTCACAGGCATTAACTACACCGAGATAAAAATATTTTTTACGTAATTTAAAAAAATCGTAATGGTATGTGAACATGAAAAATTCCATTTATTTTAAGAGATTTTCTATTTGCTTTTAGCCAATTATGATATTTTTTAGGGTTATCAAGGTAACTTTGTTCGTGTTTTTCTATCCAATCTTTAGCTTCTTTTTCACTAGAAAAAGTCATTGACAAAGGAGGCAAACCATCCGGTCTAAATCTTAGCCTGTACATGGTATTAACAATTTTTCTTTTTTGAATTCCTGGCATAAATCAACCTATTTTTAAATATTTCATTGCATTCATATTCTCGACTCCATAATTTAAATTAAAAAGGTTTAGATTATGCAATATCTCATAAACATCGTTTTAGCGCTATCCTTAATGGGTTGTATTGTAAATGTTATTCAAACAGACACTCATAGCGTTGCTTCAGATGTGGTTGACGATACTACTAAAACATTTTCTTCAATAGATCCAGAAATCAGATATTCGAGATAAATCATGGCAAAAGAAAGTCCAAAAGCGAAAGCTAAAATAAAAAAAGTTATGAAAGAATTTGGAGAAAAAAAACTCCACAGTGGATCTAAGAAGGGACCAATAGTGAAAAAACCCAAACAAGGCATTGCCATTGCTTTAAGTGAAGCTGGCGTATCAAAGAAAAAGAAATGATTATACAACTGAATCCACCATTACCCTTGGATACTATCAAAGGCAAAGGATATGCTCATTTCCTTTTGGATTACTCCATTGAAGAACATTTATTTTGGATTGTTTTCATGGATGATACAGGGGAGTGCTGGACATTTGAAAATCCAGATATACGAATACAAAACAATCCAACAATAGGAAGGATATATGGCAAAAGCATCATGCGGAACAATGAAGAAAGAATTAAAGTCCCACGAAAAGAAGGACATGAAATTCGAAAAGAAGATGGAAAAAGACATGAAAGCTAAAAAGAAAAAGTAGGTTTAAATCGAAAAACTTTACGCATTGATAAAAAAAATGGTGGTAATTTGGCAAATTTTACTAGACAAACAATTCGAACCAAAAAATATTTTTATTAATTTGTTAATTAAATTTTTGAAAACTGAAAAAACGTAAATACACTATTTTTAAATTCACATATTTTGTAAGTTATGTATGCAAGCAGTACCGTTTTTAGATACACACCTCCGTTGGCAATAGTGCAAACGGGGGTTTTTTATTGTCATCAAATTTAAAGAATGATATGTCTAGAATTGTCAGTTTTTTTATTGACTCCTAATCTATGGTGCGAAGGGGCGGTTGGTTGCCGCCCCTGTCTTTATTATTAATTTATTGGTAAATATTTTAATTTAATTTATTAATTTCTAATAAATAAGTCGATAATTGCCGAAAATAAAAAATAAATCTTTGTTTATAAATTCGTACCAACAATCATTCTCCACTGCTAATTCTCCAACTCTCAATTACAGGCTTCCTGTAAAGTTCTAAATCTATCCCTTTCAATTGCTCCACTTGGCCATAGTCAATTGCGCCACGGCGCATAATACGCGTAATCTTACCGCTTCCACTCTTCATGCTCGATTGTCCAGCATGTTGGATTAGAAATGACTTTTCCGCTTGCAATAGACCTTCTAGAAATTTTATTTGTTTTTGATATTCTATACATCTGTCCATTGACAATATAACCTCGGGATCGTCGTTCTGCACGTAATCCTTTTCCGTCATCGGTGGAGGCGTGTAAGTCATCAGACATTTGTAAAAAGCTTCGCATGCCGGGATCATCCGGTCTATGAATTCTTGGTCGCGTTGGACAGGTATAATCAATCCTGTTTCCCCGTTAAATGCTAAATATGCACAAGTTTCAAATCCGCTTACATATAACTGCTGTTGTATTTGAGAATAATAGTAAGGTGGTACCTCCTGATTTTGAGCTTGAGTATATGATTTAGCCCCACATTTTATTTCCAATACAAATTTATCGTTTATACCATCCAAGGAAGCCATGAAAATATCTTTTATAGCAACTTTAGGTTCGAATTTGTAATATCCGTTATTGTTAATCCAATCCCTCGCAATAGGTTCAAGTCGTGTACCTTCCTTCATCTTCTCATTAACTTCCTGAGGAGGCACTAAATCCATTTTCTCAAGATAAAGCTGGTAGGGCGTTTTAAACCCTATACCCATAATGTTTGCGACATCTGTGCTTGTAATGTATCGCTTCCTTGTCTGAATCCAAATATCAGATCCTTGTTCCATATCTAAGAATTCCATGATTGACCTCGTGCTATTCGTGCTATTGTTTCAGGATGAACGTGAAAGAATGAAGCCATTACTGATCTTTTAAAACCATTCTCACATAGATAACGAATGTATTTTACTTTTTCAGTGTCTAATTTTGCTTTGACGTTTTTTTCTCCAGGACTTCCTTTCTTTTTGTTAGGTCCACAAGGAATTAAACCACGCTCAACCATATCGTTAGAATTGTCTTGGGGAGTTCCTATATAAAGATGCTCAGGATTCACACATTTTTTATTGTCACAATATGAAGGAACTGGAAAGCGCCCGCGGTTTAATTCTCCCGTAGAAATCGTGCGAATGTTGCCACATTCACACTGAGCTTTCCAAAAGGATTGCTTTTTCTCCTTATGAGAAAAAGCAATCACTGTTAATCTTCCAGTTTTAAAACCTAGCATATTTTTACGTATAGTCGCCGCGGGGCCTGTTACGAATTCCATCACTCACCATCCTCAATAGGTTTTATTAAATTATAATAATCTATTAATTGGTTCAAAAGAACGTAATTCTTTGGTCCATATTCACACTCATAAGAATCCAAACAGTCGATTATCTCCACTAGATTTTCTATAGAAACTATTAGTTTTACATCCATCACTCATCCACTTTCTGTGCTAATTCAGTAGGCATAATATTTTTCATAATAAGGACTGTTTTCATGACAGCGATATCTGTCTTTAAAGAATTAATATCCTTTTCGACATCATTGAATTTTCCATTCATCCATAGAACAGATGCAAGAATGCCACCTAAAACTACTACGGTATCAACGTGTTTCTTCAAAGTTTCCATTACTCACCATCCTGAGCAGCTTTCAGCAATGCGCCTTGGTATATAACTCTAGCCTCAACACAACGCGCTTTAACCTCGTCAAAACGTTTAGCTGGCATGTCATCAAGCACGTCGATTTTAAAGTGCTTGCAAAGCTTTTCTATTAGCCCTTTCTCGCACTCTAATAAAATTTCACGAAGATCATTGCATTGGTCTGATGTGATCGTCTCAACAACTTCTTGTGATAAGTTTGTGTCAACTTTTTGTTGTGACAGTGTTGTGTCAGCATTCGCTATGTAAAGCGGCTTTACATCTTGCTTTACATGCTCAACAGACACATCAATAGAATTTTTGCTATATTCATCAACTTTAGCAATCTCTTTAAGTTCATCCTCAACATATCCAGCGCCAAGACTCAAATCTGGAAAAAGCTGTCTAAATAATTGGCTCATGCAGCGATTATAAAGCATTACAGTAGGATATTTTTTCCACGTCGCAGTTCCCCATAAACCGGCGGCTATAGCATCGTCTTTGCTAAAAGTGCAAGTCCATGTATCTCCATTATCGCCACGCTTGCCATGAAGGATAACGCACTCGTTTGTGCTCTTTGGGTCTTTTTGAATACTATGACCTCTTTGTCTTACAAGAGCTGCCATCATCTCAGTACTCATCCCTACTCGTCCTTGCACCACATAAAAAGATCCATTAAGAGCTTCAAATGGATGAATTCCTAAAGCTTTTGCACGTGCCATTATAGCGTGAATACCTGATTCCCCCAAGTTTTGATAATGTTTTGTCTGTAATAATTTTCGGCATGTTTCTTGTATTTTATCAAATTCTTCTAATTGGATTGTAAATTCAGATTTAGTGACTATTTCCTTAGACATTTTTACCCCTATTATTTCTATGTAAATGTGATTTTTCACCTTGACATGCTCTACCTTTTAAAGCCATGTCGCGCATATTATCTTGATGTGTTCCTAAAAATAAATGTTCAGGATTACAACATTGAGGACGATCGCAAATCATCTTGTGGCATCGCCATTAATTCTTTACTCATTTTAATCTTCTGCTCTGTCTAGAGCTAATTGTAGTTGATAATTGTCATATTCTCTCTCAAACTCTGCGTCATCACCGACAAAAGCCCACGCATGAAGTTCAGTTAGGTATAGATCATGCCAAAAATCCAAGGCATATTGGTCATTAGAAATATAAGCACATGCCATTCCGTAAGCTATTTGTATTTCAAAATCCTTTGGGATTCCTGCAACTTTTAGTGTTCTAAACACGAAGTTTTTAGCTATATCTCTTGCGTCTTCATATATTTTTGGGTCAATCATTTTAAGCCTCCTTTGCAGATGTGTAGTAATCAAAGTATTTTTCTTCTTCATCATAAATGCGTTCTTGAATCTCATCGATCATATTAAATAAACGATCAAGCGAAGCTTCTAATTGTTTTGCTCTAAGTTTTGATATGTGAAGTTGTGCCCTTAATGTCACTAAATCTTGGTTGTTCATGATACCCCTTGATTTTTATTCTGCATTGGTTTATGTTTTATGATTGATAGCATAACACATAAACGATTTACGTGCAACATATAAACATCAGAAAAGGAAAAAAGATATGAATCTTAGCGAATTTTTAGATCAAGCAGATATGTCTCCTCCACAATTTGCAGCTGAAATCGGCATAGATCCTCAAACAGTACGACGAATTATTAGAGGTTATGAGCCTTCTCTAAGCGTAGCTATTTTGATTGAAAATTACACCCATAGATTGGTCAAGGGGACTGATTTACTTGGCAAAGTAAGCAAAGGAAAGGGGAGGCCTAAAAAGTCACTTACAAAGCTGAAAAGCAGCGAAAACTCCGATAGATAAAAAAATCAATATATAACAAGCAATGATTGTAATCATCATGGGGTCTTTTGAAAGACCAGAAAAAATCTCTTTTAAAATTTCTTTCACGCTTCACCTATGCGATTATATTTGCGAAAAAAAAGATTACTGTCTAGATATTAAAATAAAATTAATATAAGGAGCATTATGTTGCGTCAGTTTAACGTGTGCCAGCAGTGCTATAACAATTTTAAGGGTGATGATGAAGAGTCTGAGTTGTTAGACGATTACATGGAAATCTGCGCTATGCAGACGATGACTGGATATAGTTATTTGCATGTTGAATGCGAACCCGAGAAAGCTCAAGTTGTGCGGTTTCTAGAGCAGATGGGTTATCTAATCACCTGCGATTCGCTTTATTCCGCTGATATGGTAAGGGTTAAGGCAAAAGGAATATTCGATCCCGAAGAGAATTGTTTAGTCTTTTGCAGATAAGCTCATAACCATTTAAACGAGCTTACGCACAATGCGTAAGCCCTTGAATTCTACTACCGAGACCAAATTCGCACGGAAATATACAGTGTGCCATACATAAAAGTCAATGAAAAAGTGATATTACGGTTGACTTTTTAGAATGACGGGATAAGATATCCCCATAAAATGAAACGGCCCGGTCACGGATGACCAGGCCATTAACAGGAAGCGCTTGCAACTTCACTTGCGAGACACCAAAGACTCTTACAACTATGCATAGACTACGAAATCTCGCAATAAAGTTCAAGCGTTTCCTGTGTAAAAATAAAACATTTACAACGGAGATTTTAAATGTCCCTCTCACATGCATTCTCAAAACGTTTTGCTGAAATATATGGCGTTGAATGCGCTATCATAATTTCTCATTTTCAATTCTGGATCGAACAAAATCAAGCAATGAATCGTAACTTTCATGATGGTCGAACATGGATGTATCAGACTCAAAAAGAAATTGCTGCCGTTTATTCTTATTGGAGTGAAGATGCGGTAGCTCGCATTCTTAAAAAACTTGAAGAATATGAAGTAATTATTAAGGGCGATTATAACAAATCTAATTTTGATAAAACAACATGGTATGCGTTTAAAAATGAAGAAATGTTTACGAAACCGCGAAATCGCGGAATCGCCGATAATGAATGTGAGACGGTTAAGGTTGAAAAAAAGCCTCTACAAGATGGTTTGGCCGATACCGCGAAATCGCGGAATCGAGACCGCGGAATCGCGACACCTATACCAGATACTATGCCTAAGCAGATACTAGACATTGAAGGCAATGACAAGACAATGCCTTTTCGTTCCTCAAATGAAGACAATGCAAAATTCCCCCTAAAAAAAGAGCAGATTCCTTTATTCGATGCTCTTTGCGCTTTAGAATTAGGTGCTAGTGATGGGACGCTATTTGTTCTCATTCGAACCAATTCGCAACAAAAGCTCTTAGATGCCATTAATCACATGAAAATAGAGATCGAGAGGGGAACCACATTCCGAAAAGGACGTATCGCTTTTTTTAGACACTTGCTCAAAGGGGATGTAAGCATCATCAGCGAAAGGGCGAGTAAAAATAAATCTTGGGCACAAAAAGCTAAAGAAAAAGGTCAGTGGTCATCCCTATCTATTTTTGATAAATATTGTATTTGCGAGAAAACAGGAAAAGAAATATCATTAGACCTTGATAATAAAGAGTTTGCAGAGCAACTTTATTCAATGTTTGAACTTAGCAAAAACTACTAGGAGTCTTATGAGAATTAAAATATTTTTGGATTATTTTGAAATAATCGAAATGCAAATCAATGATTTTTTAAGGGAAAATAGTTTGTGTGTGTTTGAAATAGACAAAATAATTCCTCATGGTGATATTTATATTTTCATTATCAAATATCAAATAGAACCAGATTTTTCAGCATTTATGAAAGAGCAAAAACCATGACATTTTTTCAATTTATCAGCTATGAACCTACACACGAAAACCCAAAACAAATGGGAGTGGCGACCGTTAAACTCTACGGCAAAATAAAGCTTCGTTACAAAATCGTAACAACAAAAGACGGCCAAGGATGGTTTCCAATTCCAGCGTCCTACCAGCTTGGCAAAACGGACGACGGTAAAGACAAATACGTCAGCGCCTTTATGCTAAACGATCGCGATGAAGAGGAAACACTCATTGCTGCCATTCGTGCTAACGTAGCATTGGCTATGAAAGGACAGGAAATGCCATCTAATCCGTCAATGCAAGATGTTCCAACACAATACACAAGTAACGGAATACCCAATATGACCCAGATGCCAGATCCAAATCTCCCATTTTGAGGTTTTATGATACCACCAGCAATTACTATCCCTTTTGTCATTATTTGTGGTGGAGTTTTTATTGCGCTTGTTTTGATGCAAATGATTTTAAATAATTTTAGGAGGTAAATTATGCCGTGTAGATGCTGTGGGGCCTCACGCCCCTCAAAGGGTTTTAAGGAAAAAGGGGAAGTCGAAATCAACGATTTGCTTAAACAAGCCGCTAAATTGATTTTAGCTAAAAATGATGGGTCATATGAGAATATTGATCTATGGAAAAAGGGATGGCAAGAGGCGTTCGATCATCACTTAAACGGGTGTAAAGAAAATGGATCAAAAAATTAGATGCGGTGGCGTCTATTGCGAAAAATGTAAAAAATGTATTTGTCCACCTAGGTTACGAAAACATTATCGTGATGAATTTTGGATGATTTGTGAAGAGTGCCAACCAACAATGTTGCGAGTAACTTATGTTCCTACCAAAGATTCTCCTAAAACAGATTTTGTTGTTGAATATCAACACATTCCAAATTTGATTAAATTATTAGAGGATGAATTTAAACGAAAAGGACATAAAAAAAATGGAATATGAAGACTTTCTTGAAATGGAATGCGATGACCTTTTAGCGGAATTAGATTTAGAGCTTTACGAAAGCCCATTCATCGCTTTAATTGAAAACATGCTGGATAAAATCGAATATCTGGAAATACAGCTTCAAAAGTTAAAGGTTAAACAATGAAATTGGTTGTATCAACCACGATACCAATTAAACTTAAATCTGAAGCCAACATACAAGAACATTGGTCTAAACCATGGAAAAGGGGGGCTAAAGCTAAATGGGAGACCAGAATAGCTTTAAATGCAAAATTAAAAATATCCAAGTTTCCCGTAATGATTGTCTTTGTCAGAATTGGCCGAAAACTTGACTTTGATAATCTTGTTTTTGCTTTTAAACCAATACGAGACGAAATAGCGGACCTAATCTTTCCTGGGCAAGCGCCAGGTCAAGCAGATTCAGATTCACGTCTTCAATGGGAATATAAACAAGAACCTAAAAAGAAACGACCTGACGGATTTCGAATTGAGATTTATGACAATTCTCAAGAAGTCGTCGATATTCACGATAAAATTGATATATCACTTCTTCAGGATTTTCCTCAGCTAAACGAATAATTTCTTCTTTTCGTTCAACCAATGCGTTCACTAACAAAAAGAGTATCTGATTTTCCGTATGCCCATGTTGTTTGATTTTCATTTTTAGCATTTCCTCGTTTTAATTGCCAAATTTCTCGCTTTAGTTCAAAATTTTCTTGTTCTACATCTATTAATCTTTTTTCAAGAACTCCCATTCTTGCAAACATTGATTTACGCTGTTTTTCTTGAGATTTGATTAAATTCTGTACATATTGTTCCAATATGTACACTTTTATTTCTATATTCGACATGTTTAACATTTCGAAATCCATTTGATCTGCACTGGACACAATCTCACTTCCTATCGTCTATTATATTTTCTTGCAACAAAAAACTTAATGTGTTATGCTTTAAAACTCAACACATTTTTACGTTTTTTTAAATGACAATTAATATTTCTCAAAATTCCGGAACTTTCGTAAATTTAAAAAATATAAGGAAATTACAAAATGATTTTGTCTTTAGCACGTGAACGTTATTTTATCACAACTTCACACGAAATCCCATGTCGTGTATGTTCAAAAAAAAATAAATCTTTTTTACCAATACATAATTTACTCAGCGAACGCGTTTACATTTGTTCCATAAAATGTTTCAAGAAAATTAATTTGCTTCCTAACATCAACGAAAAATGGGTTCTTAACGATAATGATTGATGACGATTTCTTAAAAAAAGGCGCAGGAAATGAAAAAAAAAGCACTTGTGATTCATGTGGTCACACGAAAATTATCCGTTATGGAAAGTTAATGGATTATAGAGATCCCGCTAACATCACCGAAAAATTAATATGGCTATGTAACGGCTGTATTTCATATTTTAATAAAACAATTAAAAGAATTGACTTTAATAATGAAAATAAAATCAATTTAAGTCTTTGATTTTCAGTAATTTGCAACATAACTATGATTATCAGACGTAAGTCTCTTTCTGGGTGGATCTCTTTAAGATCTGAAGGATAAATGTTTGATGGGGAAGCACAAATATACACAACGAAGGCATTAAACGCAATGGTCAGATCATGGAACAAATTGGAAAATGATGAAATAGCAGCTATATGGCGAGGATATCTACAAACTGAATTCAGAGGATATGATGTGCTCAGACAATCTATTGCCCCAGGTATTGATAATTTTCGTCTTACCCCAATGGAGATCATCAGACTCGTTGATGAACTCATGAGACGCTTGAATATGCAGAATCCTGATGAACCTATGTTTAGAGATAAGGACCAGCCGCAATGATAGACCCTTATGAATGCAACGACTTATCCGAATGTCGTGAATTAGCCTTCTATTGGATGCAAATGGCTTTTCGTTATAAAGCTGAAAAAAAAGTGTTTATGGACATTTTATTAGAAAATAACATCAACCCTTCCTTTGAGGAAATAATTAGACGCCTTAATCAAATTGCTTTTGAAGATAAAAAATAATATTTTGCTTAAGAATATAAGGACTAAACGAAATGACAGACCCCTACTCCATAGACGAACTCATCAAAACATTCTCTCGGGATGCTATCTTAGCAGAAAAAAATCATCTTGATTTAGAGGAAAAATATTTTAAAGAATATGGTCAAAAATTACCTTACAGCATGGATTTCAATATTTGCAGAGCTTTCCTAGCCATGTGTATGGAAATTAAAATGCTTAAAGAAAATAATCCTTGCCCTTAACACCTCCTATTTATATCCTAAAAATAAATTGAGGATTGCATGGTAAATCTAGGCGGTAGACCAAGAGAATATGATCGCGATAAAGTTGCTCAAGATCTTATCGAATGGGCTAAAAAAGACGATAGTATTAATGTAAACAAGTTCTGCGCTTATTATGATCCTCCTTTTCCTGTCACTAATTTATCTGATTGGGCAAAAGAAGATGACGGGTTTCGGAGATCGTATAATACTGCTAAGTCCTTTATAGCCTTTCGTAGAGAGGAATGGCTTAGTAAACAGCTCTTGCATCAGAAAGCTTATGACCTTACAGCACCAGCTTATGATGGTATTGTACGTGAATCAAAACAATTCGAATCCTCTCTAAGAAAAGACGAGGAAGGTTCTAAACAATCCACTTATAACATCATGGTGCCTAATGACCTCGCCATTGGCTCTAACATTCCAACCCAGACCATACCAATTACCAATAATAAAGGCTCTAAATAGCGGTACAAAACGTGCTGTTTGGGTTGTACACCGACGCGGAGGCAAAGATGTCACGGTTTTCAATTGGTGCATACTTCAATTACTTCTTAACCCTGGTTGGACAGCCTTTCACATATTACCCACTTATAGCCAAGCCAAAAAGGTTATTTGGGATTCATCCACAAATGATGGTCAAAGAATTCTCGATTACATTCCTAAAGAACTTATAGAGTCCAAAAACGGCCAGGAAATGAAAATAAGGTTCAATAATGGATCATTATATCAGCTTATCGGCTCTGACAATATTGACAGCTTGGTGGGTTCTAATCCAAAAATAATCGTTTTTTCCGAATATGCTATACAATCACCTCAGGCCTGGGAATATCTTAACCCTATTCTAGAAGTCAATGGGGGCTATGCTATATTTATATCTACTCCAAGAGGTAAGAATCATTTTTATGAGCTTGTCAAGAAGGCTAAATCCAATCCTAATTGGTTCTGTGAGATACTTTCTGTAAAAGATACGGGAGTTCTTTCCGATGAGCAGGTAAAAAATATTCAAAACGAAAACAATTTCTCTGACGAACATATGCAGCAAGAATATTATTGCTCGTTTGAAAGAGGTGTGGAAGGGTCGTATTATGGAAAAATTATCAGCAAAGCATATGAAGAGAAAAGAATATGTAATGTGCCTTATGAACCTCGTAGCCCTGTTAATACTGCCTGGGATCTAGGTTATGGAGATAGTACAGCAATAACCTTCTGGCAAGAAATAGGTGGTGAAGTTCGCATTATAGACTTCTATGAAGCACATGGGGAAAAACTTGCTCATTACGCAAAAATCATTCAGTCCAAACCTTATGTTTATGGTTCTCACTATATGCCTCATGATGCTGGCAATGGATCATTACAAACGGGTCGCACTATGCAAGACATCGCCTATGAGCTAGGAATAAAATCTATTATTTTAGAACGTGAAAACGATATCGGTATTGGAATTGAAGCGACTAGAGGTCTTCTTAGCATCGCATATATTGATCAAACCAAATGCAATCATCTCATCAAATGTCTAGAGAACTATCACAAGAAATATAATGAAAAAACACAAAGTTACTCGGATTTACCCAACCATAATTGGTGTAGCCATGCTGCCGATAGCGTTCGCTATATGGCTAACGCTCGTATTCAGTATGGTCGTGGCCCTGGTACTCTTACACCTGAAAAGCTGGCTCAAATGAGATCAAATGCAGGGCTTGGGCCGAAAGCTGTGCCTTTAAGGCATCAAGTAATGAACGCTAATCCTTTTGTAGGAAGATAATTATAATTTATATATAAGAGTGATTTTACAAAGGATGCGTCATGACCAGCGGTATGATGGAAAGAAACCAGGTAATTCCGAACATATACAACCAATACATGCAGGATGGCCGTCGGGATATAGTAGCCGAAGCCGATGAAAGATACCAGATGAATCTTTCAGCATGGCAACTCTTCTTTTGGGAACAATTAATAGATAGGAAGGTATATTTAGGTGATCAGAGATATCTCAACCTCTATTCAGGGCTTAACTATGAGCACCAAAAGTACATTTTCAATGTATCCATGCCAGTCGTCAACATGGTATGCGGAAGACAAAGGCAGCATCGAAAGGGAACGAAGATTATACCTGTCCATGGTTCGAGTTCCCACACTGCATCGCAAGCAACGAAAGCCCTTCAGTTAGCCTATTCTAACGACAATACATATAATACTATAAGTAATTGCTTCAAAGAGGCTGCGGGCATTACAGGCCTATCTCTGATGCACTCATGGATAGATTATAGACGAGATCCTATCTGTGGCGATCTACGTACAGAATGCTTCAGCGCTGATATGGTGATGATGGATGCATTCTGGCGAGAAATGGATCTAAGCGATTGTCAGTTTATACGTACACGTAAGTATATTCACAAAGAGCAAGTCAAGCAAATGCTTCCTGGTCGTGAGCATGAGATAGACATGCTCAATGATCAAGCTTATTTTGATACTAAGTTTACATTTATGCCTCAACAATACAATATCAGGCGTAAAGGCTTCCTTGCTTATGATGAATATTGGTATCTAGCTGAGCGTAAAGCTACATTCTTAGTCGATCCTGAAACATATGAGAATGTAGAATTCGAAGGTTCTAAAGACGAAATAGCTCACCTTAAAGCTCAGTTTCCTCAATTGGTATTAGTTCATGAAAAAGTGCCCACAGTACACCTTGCAATTATTGTTAACAATGTGTGCTTCTATGATGGTCCTAATCCCTTGGGTGTGGATTTCTATCCATTCACCCCATTCGTGGGATACCACGATTTAGCAAATAATAACTATAGTTTTCGTTATCAAGGAATTATTAGAAATATTCGTGATCCGCAATACCTTTATAACTACAGGAAGCAGCTAGAGCTTGATTTACTTGCCGCTCAATTCAGCGGTGTTGATGTTGAGGAAGATGCTCTTATTGATGATCAAGATGCATTTAAAGTAGGACCTGGCAAGGTTAGATTCTTTAAGCGTGGTCGTATGCAGGCTATAGCTGATAAGCCAGGAGCCAACATCAACCCAGCTAATTATCAAGCAACACAGTTTTTAAAAGAGGATATACAATCAAATGCTGGTGTTACACCAGAGTTGCTCGGACAGGCTGAGGACAGTGACGTGGGAATTACCGAGCAGTTACGCCAAGGTGCTGCTCTCACAACGTTACAAGAGCTATTTGATAACCTGGATTTGTCCCAGACTAACGCAGGACGCTTGCATTGGGCACTTATTCAAAAGAATTATACTCTCGGCAAAATCCGTAAAATGATCGAGGAAGAGCCAACAAACGAGTTCAGGGATAAATCGTTTCAAAAATATGATTCTTGCGTTACGCGGGCACCTCTTACAGATACATCTCGTCAGCTTGCATTTAGAGAGCGTTACTTCTTATGGAAGGATGGATTCCCAATTCCACCCGATCAAGTTCTTGTTGATCTTGATATTCAAGATAAAGACCAGCTCATGGAAGCTATTAAACAACAACAACAAAGCCAACAGCATCAGCAAGAACAGATGGCTAAACTTCAGATGGAGAATCAACAGATCGTCAACGAAAGCCTCCAATCTAAAGCTTTGAGCGACAGAAGCCTTGCAAATGAAAGAGAAATGCGTGGTAGATTAGAACAGTTTGAAATGGTTACTAAGCATAATGAAAGTGAACACATGAAATCCCTTGCTGTACTAGACAAAGTCAAAGCCGCCAAAGAAATTGAGAGCATGGGAATAGATGATTTCGTCAAGGTATTTTCATTGATAGAAAATATTAAAAACAGTCAAGATGAAAAAGAACAACAACAAGGGGTAAAAAATGGGTCACAGCCATAAAAATACATCTATGGGTGGTCGTGAGGGCAGAGGCAATTCTGGACCTGATTATTCTAAAATCAAAGAAAACGTAGATCCGAAGCCACCAGCTGGCGCATCTAATTCATATGAGAAAGTGCGCGAGAAGATTGATCGTCATGATGAAGCATCACTTGCTAAGCGTCCATATACTCGTGAAAAGATGATGAATAAATAAGTTTGATAAGGAGTAGACCAGACGGTTTTCGGAAGGTAGACGCTCCTTATCATTTTAAAAGGAACAATCATGCCTAAAATAAAGATCGTGCCAGAGGCAAAGAAGCCTATGGTTCCAAAGAATAAAGAGCTCACCACAGAGCAGCCTCGTTACCAAAATACTGGTAAACCACCTCTTCCTTTGACAAGCAGCTATAGCCCTCAAGCTAAAAAGCAAAGGGAGAATTAAAATGGCAGCCACACCGAATTAGTTATTGATAATAAAGTTTACCATATAACTAATCCAGAATGGATAAAGAATCTTATGAAGAAAATGGAAGAAAAAAACGCCAGTAATTTAGAACCTATTTGTCCTTGCTGCAAAATGGAATGTAAATATTGCGAAGAGAAAGAATCTCGCAGAAAATTTATTCATAGAATGGTAACAGGTATAAACGATGACAATGATACCCCCGAAGATAAAGAAGCTACCGAACCTTCATAAGGCTCAGGGTGGCTATATAGATAAGCCACAGCAAGGTTCTTCACATTCTAACCGCTCACTCTATATGGGGGGATCGAAAATGATCCGCTAGGATCATTTTTCTTTTTTAAAGGATTAATATGGTTAAAGGATCATCGAAAACCTACGGCGAGCTAATGCAGCAAGCTCGCTCTATGACCGATCGTCAAGAAGTAGGCGAGACGCTAGAAGGTGTTCAGTCGCGTTTTATCGATATCATCGAAGAAGCCGTCCAAAAGAACTATGAAAACGGCGTCACTGGCAAATACTACATACATATCTGGCTACAAAAAGAACCCTATGCCGCAAATGCAATGCGAATTTACCCACAATGCCGGCGCACTCGCCCATCTCCATATCAAGGCAGTGATCACTATCTCTGGTCAGTGGAAGATGGTGGAAAGATCAATTTCGAATGGTGCATTCCTTCAAAAGAAATCCTTGGTTATATCTTAAACAATCCTTCAGAATTTGATCCTAATTATGTTAGGATGCTCAAACGTTACTGCAAAGACACTCTAGAAAAGACCTCAGATTACCTTGTCGATAAAAAAGTATATGAAAAATATAACTTAAGTAAAAAGATCGATTTTATTGCTTAAGCCATTCTTTTAATTGTTCTATCATCGGTATTAAAGCCTTCTTCACCTCTTCGTCAGGTTCAATCTTATATTCTTGCATGAATTGAACCGTCTGTTCCATCACAAAAAGCAAGTTTATCATCTTCTCAGCAGCCATCATATATGCCAGCGTGTCTATTTCATTAGCCATGTAACCCTAAACTTTTAAGTTGTACCAAATTAATATATTGATTATACGTGTTTTAACCCAATCGGGAAGTGGTTATCCCATCATAGGCGCAAAAAGAGATTTCGCCAATCTCAAAGGGAAACATGAGTCAAACAGAAATTGAGACCCAAATACCTGAAATGGTCAATCAGGCTGTAGAAACCCATGAAAAGAAGTCTGCATCCGAGTCGTTTGCAGAACTTCGAAAAGCCAAAGAAGATCTCGAACGTCAGCTCTGGCAGGTTAAAAAGGAGCGTGAAATTGAAATGCAAATGCGTAATCAGCAAATGCAATCTCAAAATCATTCTCCTCAAGAAGAAGATTATGATTTTAGACAGTTAGAACAAGAAGAATTCCCTGACGGAAAGAAACTTGTTAAAGCTTTTGGGCAGTTTAACAAAAAGTTATCTGCATATGAGCAAAAACTAGCTGAAAAAGAGCAAAAAATTCAAGTTCTTGAAACTGCACAAGAGTTCCCTGACTTTAAAGAGGTCGTTACGGCTGATAATATTGAAAAATATATCAAAAGTGACGAAGACTATACCGTAGCTGTAGAGCATGCTTACAAGAGCGGGGCAAATCCTTTGAGAAAGGTGTATAATCTCATCAAAAAGTCTACTGCTTATCAGCAGGATAAGGCTTTAAAAGAGAAAATCATCTCTCAAGAACAAAAACGTGTCGATGATAAAGAAGCTAAGCCTAAAACTGGCAGCCTAGGAGTTCGCTCTGAAGCTATCACAACAGCTGCTCAGCTTTCTAATTCAAAGATGTCTAAGGAACAAAAAGCCGCTCTTTGGAAAGAAACTATCTCAGCAGCTCGTAAATAGCCTTCGTCTTAACATGAGGTTAAGACAATGTCAGGTCCTACTACAACCTCGATCTTGCCTCCAGCAGTTCAACAGCAATTAAGCATGAAACTGCTAGCAAGACCGATGCCAGACCTGATCCATACAACGATGGGTTGAAATACTGGGTAGCCCATGTAAAATTTGACTATATGCTGGAAACTCCTAAAGCTTTCTGGTACACTACAAGAGACATTAACTTCGTAGTGTGACAATCCAGGAGATGGAACAATGGACAATCAGCAGGAAAGGCCAGGTTTAGATAGAGCGTGGTTAGGTGGAATAGTAGATGGAGAGGGATGTATATCCGCAACAAAATGTAGTCGAAAGACTGTAGGATATAACGTCACTATTGTACCATGTACCACCATCACGAATACGGATGAAGAAATCCTAAATGAGTGCAAAAGAATACTTGATGAAAAAGGAATGGAATATAATTTTGTTAATCGAAAAAAAAGAGCGGAACATCACAAAGAAAGTTTTGCCATCAATATTTTCGGTTTAACAAGAAATATGAAATTCCTCCCTTGGATACTACCTGAATTGAGGAGTAAGAAAAGAGTTCTAGCAGAAAAAATTCTAGAATTTAGCTTATTAAGGCATGAAAATACAGTAGGTAAATTTAAGGGTGTAAAATATAATGATCAAGAAATGGCACTTATAAATGAGATTTTGCGACTTCAACAACCTGGAATCCTCAACGACTATACGTCAAACGCCAAATGGCGAAGATAGAGTCTGACCTTACGTGAGAGCGTAAGAGGCATACAGAAATGATGTGCCCCCCGAAAGGGAGTAACAATCCGTGTATCCCATTACGATGGATCAGCAAGCAGGCGATATTCTACGTAGACGTAGATATCAGAACCTACTAACAGCACCAGTGCCTCTTGGCAACGGTATTGTAGACCCAGCTGCGCAACAACTTACTGCTCTGGACATCGACGCAAGGATCGACTGGTACGGAACGTATATCGTGTTACAAGAGCAAATAATGTTGATCAACGAAGACCCTAGAGGGCGTTTTTTGGATTTAAATGAATATGAAATAGCTGCTTAAAATTACTCGCCTATTGCAGTTAATGTTAGATTGTGTTACCCTTTTTGCATAACCGCAAGGAGGGAATGTGAATATAGAAGAGGTAAAATTGGCTTATAGTGCTGGTGTCTTAGATGGTGATGGAAGTTTTTCTATCATGAAGAAAAAGGGAGATAAAGAAGGATATTCACCTCTTTATTATCCAGTGATCCAGATTGCCAATTGGAACAAAGAATTGATTGATTTTTTTCTTGGTGAATATACAGGTTCAATTTTCACCAGAAAAGCACACATAGCCAAAGATGGGCATAATCGAAAAGATTCTCATCAATGGAAGCTTGAAAAAGCTCCTAAATGTTTGCCATTTCTGGAAAAAATTATTCCTTTTTTAGTCATAAAAAAAGAAAGGGCAAAATTTTTAACAGATTTTATTATAAATAATCCTAGAGCAGGAAGAATAAAATTATCTGAAGAACTTTTGCAGAAAAAAGAGCAAGACTATATTAAAATGAGATCTTTTAATGATAGTCGCGTTTCACATCAAACTTATTCCAGACGAAGCGGAAAAGATAGTGATAATCCACTATTTTGGGCATATGTAGCTGGTTTATTAGATACTGATGGATCTTTTTCGATAGCTAAAGATAGTGGTGATAAAGGAATGGTAAATTCCAAATATCGACCAGCTATTTTGCTTTCCATGACTGATATAAAGGGAATAAATTATATTGTTGAAAATTGTGCTAATGGTTCTGTCTTTACCCTAAAAGGTAGAACAGCATCAAACAGTATGGTTTATAGATTTGGTATCTATACAAGAGATCAAGCAATCCCTTTCTTAGAAAAATGTATCCCTTTTCTTAAGATCAAACAGAAACAAGCAATAAAAATGCTCGAGTTTTGTCAAAAATATACACCTACAACCTATAATAGAGGTGGTGTAGATGAATATGAACTCGAATTTAGAGAAAAATGCTATGAATATGTAAAAAATCTAAATAAATATGGGGTCTATAAACCCGCTCTGATTGACTTGGAAGCCTAAACGAAAGCATGGCGACAAGGGGCAAGCGTAATTGCAGCCTGAGAGACTAAGTGAGAGGGCATCCGCAAGGATGGTGCGATAGTCCGGCCCAGACGACGAAAGGTCTGGAGAATGGCAGAAATGACCATTCCCACCATAAGGTGAGTAACAAACGGTATTAAACAGTGCAGTGTCTGTCCTTGGCCAGTCGCTCCGTGAGACGGAAGACCAATTGGCTCGTAGCATGATGGAGGGTGGCGCTCCTCCCGTAAATTGTACCTCAGGTACCAACGGTAGATTTGTTGCCGTTGTAAAATCAGACCTAATCGACTTGGAACTCCTCGCTGCGTAAGCAGACGGACAACAGGGGGCAAGCAGGGAAACCGTGCAGCCTGAACGACTAAAGCGGTCAGACACTTGAAAGAGTGAAGCGATAGTACTAAGCTTCATGGAAACATGAAGAGGTGACAGAAATGATCACCCGCTTAAATGCCTTTTTTATTGAGATGTGTAACATGATCAAAAAGTTTAGCCCTTTCTTCGAGAATGGGTTTATAAAATTCAGAGAATTTAGGACTATTTGGGCTAGGACTTCCTTGTCTAAGAAATGTCAATTCCGCGAATTTGATCAATGTTTCACAAACTGGCTTTTTATGTTTAAGGAACGGAAGTATTTTAGGAAGAAGTGGAACAAGTGCGAGTGCACTCAATCTCCAACACATTTGGTTTCGATGAAATGTTTTAAGACGACTTCTATCAACAAAATGGAATTGTCCTCCAAAACGTTCAGAAATCCAAAAAAGGCAAGGAAATTTAGTGTCATTCAATTGCAACTGAATTTTATAGGTAGGATTAGGTCTATTTGGAGTGAAATTTCTCTGAATACCCAAACAACATTCAGCATCAATGAATCCTGCAAGATATGCAATGTCCTCAATAGAAGGAACAATTGTATTTCTAACAGCTTCAATCGATTCTTTCATGTTGCTAATGATCACACCCAAAGATTCTTTGGCAAATTGCATTTGTTCAATCAGTTCTTTTCGTTCCTTTTTGGAAGTTGTCTTTCTAAATTTTTGGAATATTTCAAATTCCTTGGACTTTTGGACAAGGTATTTATCAAATCCAATAGATTCTATAGAAGGACCACTGAGAACGTATCTGTGAATAGGTTTATGACCTTTTCTATAAGAAGGAGAGAAGATATATCTTCCCCCTATGGTTTTAACCATCCAAAGAACGTTTTCTTCATTGACTGTATTGATGATAAGCTCGGATTGGAACTTTGTTCCTCTCCCAGTTTGTGTTTTTCTCAGTGAGAAGCATCCATCTCCGTCAATGTATCCTGCAAAATAAGCTAGGTCAGTAGGGTTACTATTCATAATGAGTTTATGATAGCATTTCCCCAGCATTTGAGTCAATAAGTAATAGAGATAGACAACCCAACTAACATCAGCCCATTGGATTGCTCTAAAGCTGTTAGATTGCTAAGAACAGCCAATGCGCAGTTCATTATGGACATGATTGAAGGTGAGCTGAAATTTGGTACAGCTCCAGTACGTACAGCATTCTTTGGTTTATGCCACACGAATCTGTCGGCTGACCTAGACCAAATGGTTGGATTTATCAACGTAGTTAATTACGCGAATAACTCCAACTTGTTGATGGCTGAATGGGGTTCGATTAGAAACATTCGATTCCTTTTGTCATCAGTTGGTAGCGTAACACCTGGTTCTTCAGCTAATGGTAACGATGTATATAACATCTTCTTACCAGGCCAAGAATCATATGATATGGTGGATTTGGATGGCTATAGCGCCCAATTCATCTATGCGCCGCCAGAGATTGCGTCGCCACGTTTGAGACTCTACCAAACAGCTGGATGGAAGATGGCTCAAGTGTTTAACATCACTAACACCTCTTGGATTGTCAACTTACGTTGCACTCTCCAAGTAGCGGTATAAAGGAGGTACGTATATGTCTACACAAGTATGTACAGGCTCGTTTACAAACGTTGCGTCAACTCCTTTCTTTATTCCGCTGGAACAATATGTTTCAGAGTTCAGAATAAAGAACTTAACTCGTAGTGGTGTTACAGTGGGTTCCGTAGCTGGCGCTTTGACATCTGCTAGAATTGTCGAAGCATTCTTTAATCAGGCATACCAGAATGCTGGGACTGCTCAAATTATTCAAACGGGAACTGTTTCTGGCATTTTAGCACCTATGAATATTGGTAATTTGGCTCAAAATGGGATTACCATTTTTAATTCATATAACCAACCTTCATATCCAGTTATAGCAATTGCTTCGTTTACTCCAGGCACGACAACTGTTTGGACTACAAGTACGGCGCATGGCTACCAAGTGGGGGATACAGTCCGCGTTTATGGACTAGTTAGCGCTCCTCAGTTTAGCGGTCTATCAATGACTGTTACAGCTGTTGGTTCGACAACAACCTTCACAACACTTCTGAATTCTACTGGTGCGACAACATCCGTAGGATCTGTTATTAAAACTGGTAATTTCCTTCTTCCTACAAGAACAGGAACATATCCAGATAACAGAGTGATTGCTGCTATTACAAACGCCAATCCAATGGTGGTAACAACATTGGTTCAACAGAATTATTTTGTTGGTGATGTCGTTACATTTAGCGTTCCATCAGTATTTGGTATTCCACAGCTTACAAATTCGATTACAGGCTTGCCATTCCAAGCAACTGTCATCGCAGCCAATAACGCTGTTGGTACTCAAACTGTCACGCTAGCTGTAAACAGCACTGGATTTGGAGTGTTTGGTGGTACAAATGGATGGCCAGGTTCAGCCAATTATCCATTTGGCTTGCCAATCATGGTACCTCAAGGCGAAGGTAATATTAATAACTTCCAAGCCTTTGGTGTTACACCAAGCCCTCTTCCATATGCTAACCAAGACGTTCTTAGCTTTGCTAAGCAAGGTACTGGAGCTAATGGTGTGCTAGTGGGCGCTGGAGACGGGACGTCAGCAGCGACAACCGGCGGAATTATAGGCAGCACCGTTGATGTATGGGAATGGCGCGCTTTAACAAGTTCGCAGGAATTTCCGGCTTTGATCGGTCCTAAATATGTTTAGATAATAATAATGTTAGCGAAAGGGATAAAACCCTTTCGCTAATTAGTACCGTCACCCTAAGGAATCAAAAATGGGAAGACAAAAAAAAATTAAAAACATACAGTTAGATTTTGCAGATGAAACAAAAAAAGAGGTTCCTATGACACAAGAGACAGCAGTCGCAATCCGAGAAGAAGAACAACTTGAAACATTGCAAGCTGAGATTGACGCAGCAAGACTGGAATTGGAGAAAACTAAAAAAGAAATTGCTGAAGTAATTGCCCGAAGAGAGATTGATAAAGACGAAAGAGCAATTATTGATAAGCAAATCTCTCGTATAGACGAAACCAAGGTCAAGAGTGATATATTAGAACGTCAAAAAGCCTACGATAAGGTCCCTGTAACGGGTAAATTTATGAATCGTCGTAATCCAGGTCAAACAGTTAAATTGCCTTATATTAAGTATGCCGATGATCCAGTAAAATGGCATACTTTTGAAGAAGGAAAGGTTTACACAATTCCTAGAGGTTTTGCTGATCAGATCAATGAGCATTATCACATCCCTAGGTTTGTTCAAAAAGAAGGCCAGCAAGTTCTAAGTTCAGAACTAGGAGAGAATTCAGCAATTGCTAGTATAGACAATTCAAATAAAAAATATGCTTTTGTGCCAACATCGTTCCTCTAGACTTTTAGGGAATAACCTGGAAATAAACCTGATTATACGCTAAAATAAAGCCAAAAAGAGGCTTTATGAATCGGGTTTGTTCAGTTTGTAAAATAGAAAAAGACTTAAAAGAATTCTATAAATCTAAAAAAGAAAAACTTGGACGTGAATATCGCTGCAAATCATGTTCAAGTAAGAAAATGAAGAAATATATAGAAAAGGATCGCGCAGCTTGGAATAAAAGGACTAAAGATTGGAGAGATAAGAAAAAAAGTGAAAACCCAAACTTCTATAAAAATAAATATATAAAATTTAAAAAAAGTTATTCTGAATATCAAAAAATAAAATTAGAAAAAAAATTAAAAGAAGATCCAGAATATTACAGAAAAGTATATTTTAAAAATAAAGAGAAATACGCGGAATATGGTAAAAAAAATTTAGAAAAGAATAGAAAAAAACATAATGCTCGCGCAAAAATATACCGTCATATAAAAGCAGGAAAGATTATAAAACCGCAAATATGTTCAAAATGTGACAATCAAGGTAAAATAGAAGCTCATCATCACGATTATGAGAAGCCTTTAGAGGTTACATGGCTTTGCACAAAATGTCATAGGAAAGAGGATTTAATCATGAGAGAAAATAAGTGACTAGCTATTTAGTACCCGTGGTAGAGTATTACAAGGGATACAGTCAGCTTCAGGTCCACCCCAACTTGCTTACAAAGACTATTTCTTCAATTACTAATTCCAATCCGTGCGTTGTTACCACCGAATATCCTCATTTTTATGTGGCAGGAATGACGGTTTCGTTGCTCATTCCACCTCAATATGGAATGCAGCAATTAAACAATAGAGTAATTCAAGTATTGGCAGTGACAACAAATACTTTAACCCTTAATGTAAATTCGCTGGGTTATACACCTTTTGCATATCCAGCACAGCAACCTACGGCATTCACAAACCCAACCGTTTTTGCTGTTAGTTCAGGGCCTTATTTGTCGCCTCCTCCGCCCTTACCTTACGGTAACAATGATTCGTTTGAGGGGGTTGTCTACAATAACGGACCTTTCGGCGATTCTGTAAACGGTATGTAGGTTATTATGACACTTCCAGTGCTTGTCAATGCCAGTTTAATGGAAAATACCACAAGGCGATTATCTGCTCGCTATACACAGCAGCAGATGACAACCCAACAGATATATAATTACCTGAATCTTTTTATGACTTTAATGCTCCCAGAGCATTTCAAGAACATCAAGTTAACGAAACCTTATGTTTTTACAACAGTTCCCTTTGTAGACACTTATGATTTCGTTTATGAAGGGGGGTTAGTCACTGATCCAGCAGGAAATGCAATTCCTGGTAATATACAATTGACACCTCCGGCATATTGTCAAGGTTATATTCTTCGATATTACCAAGACAAAACCACATTTTATAACCGTTGGCCCAACTTGTCTGTCAATCAACAGATAAATACAGGTGGAAAAGCTTCGGGTGTTGCTTATACAGGGATCATACCATCTACGCCGTTCTACAGGGCACAATTGGATATATTTGGAAAGGTTACAGAAGCAGCGGTTATCATTTCAGCTATTGTTCCGGCTCAGTATAACTATACCAATAGTGGTTACACCTATGTGTTAACTGATATATCTCAACAAGGGAGTAATATTGGAAATTTAGTGGATGCTGAACAAAATGTCGTTGGAATTGTAAATTATACCACAGGATATTACACCTTCACTCCGGCAAATAGTGCTGTCATTCCTGCCGATGCTGTAATCTATGCAGCTGTAGTACCATTCCAAGCATCAAGACCTACTGACGTTCTTTTTTACAGTCAACAAATTGTTTTTAGGCCTTGTCCTTTACAAGTATATCAAGTTGAATTTCAGATTAGTCAACAACCTCTTCAACTTCTTACTACAGGACAAGCGCCTGAACTTAATGAATGGTATCTTTTTATCTGCGCTGGAGCTGCTAAACTTATCTATGCAGATTTTCCAGATGAGGAAGGAATGGCATATCTCATGCCAATATGGCAAGAACAGCTTCAACTGGCTCAAAGAAGAACTTTAAAGCAGTTAAGCACTCAACGGGCTAATACTATTTTCAGTTCCCCAGGATGGTCAAGAAATGCTGCAAGTTGGTTTTATGGCACCGAGTATTCAGGAGTATGATAGGTGAGTTTCAACCCTTTGATTCCACAAAATTCAGATCCTATCGCTGTATCACAAAATCAGCTTAGATCTAATTATAGTTCTATTTTTAATACATTTGCGCAAAATCATGTTTCTATTAATCAAAATGATCAAGGAATACATACATCTCTTCTTTTGCGTGCTCAATCAGGAGATCCTACAACATCATCAGCGCAAGTAAGTTTATATAATAAATTATCAAGCAACATTCCTGCATTGTTTTATAGACCCGCCAACAGCGCAACACCTATTCAGATGACATATCCCTCAATTTCTACTGGATCATCGCTTACAGCTCAATATACGTTCGTTGCAGGGCCATTCGTGATATATGGAGGGTTGTTAAAAAATATAACAAGCGGCCAAGTTGTTACATTAACTCCTACGACAACGCTTTTATATGTTGGACTTACGTCAGCAAATTTATCTAAGCCAGCGACTAACGTGGGTGGTGCAGGAGCAATTCCAACTTCAATGACTGGATCGACTTTTACCATTGGTTATCAAACATTGGTTGCAGGAACTACGTTAGATGCTTATTATTTAGCTATAGGAATGTGATGACATTATTTTATAATCCGGCAATTCCGACACCTCAACAAACATTTTCTGATTGGCAACCTCCCATGCTGGCAAATTTCCAGCAGCTATTTAATGCATTTATGACAAATCATGTATCTCTTGATGCTGGTTCAACAGCAGGTAATCATACATATGCTTTGTTACAAGAACAATCAATGGCTCTACAAACTGGTGCTGGGGAAATCGCACTTTATACTCGCTTAAACCCCTCACCCCAAGAAAATGGTATTGCTGGTCAAACAGATCAATTGGTCTTGAGATATCAAGGCAACGGATTGGAAGTACCTTTAACATGCTATCAAATATACACTCCTGCAACCAATCAATACTTTTCAATGTTACCAGGGAGAATTTTAATTTATTTTGGTCAATTTACTGCCACATCAGCAACATATAATTTTAATCTACTTCCGCCAGTGGCTTTAAATATTATTACAATGAATTTTGTAAGACAGGGTTCGACTGTGGGGCAGCCACCTACTGTTACAATTCCTACCCCTGTAGGAGGCGTGTATAAATCAATCGCTTTAACAATAAATAGTCCTTCAGCAACTTTTTTTTATGTGGTTTTGGCTAATATATGACTTATTCACCAACAGTTCCTCAAAGTTCAAATATCCCTGATTTGATTCAACCACAAATTCAAACTAATTTTGCTCAATATGCGTCTATTTTTTCCAATACGATTGGAGGGGTAGTTTACAATCACATGCCCATGAATGACCCTAACCAGGGTAAGCACGGTTGTGTCATATTTCAGCAACAAGCAAGCGAGCAAGCAAATCCTAATGGATTTTCACAATTATTTTCTCTTTCTAATACAAATCAACTTGGAACAAATCCCCAACTTTTCGTGAAAATTCCAAAGTTTTTGCCTACAACATTAGATAATACAATGATCGGAAACTTGCGTATGCAAATTTCCTACGACCAAGTTAATACCACTGGACCTCAATATCAGAGTTTTTTGATAGGAGGATATGTTATTTTTTTTGGTCAAACGTCATTTTCGGGAAATTCAACTACAATAACTCTTTCCCCAGCAACCTCAACTCTTTATTCCGTAATAGCTATACCCACAACATTAATTGTAACGGCTGGTTTTTTTGTTTCAGCATCAATTACAACAAATAATTCTTTTACAATTTATAAAAATAATGTTTTTGGTCCTGTTACTTACAACTGGATGGCTATAGGAGCGCAATGAGCACACAATCTTTTCTCATTGGACCAATTAAGGAAGGTACACGCAAAGATGTAAAACCTTGGGCACTTCCTGAAGATGCATTTGAGATAATGACAAACGCATACCAATTTAGAGGAAGGATTGTACGAAGACAAGGATATAATCTTTTAGGACGTTTAACTCCTGATGGAATAACTTATTCTGGCAATCCTGTAATGGGTTTAAGAACAAGGGAGTTGTTTGGAATCGGAGCCCAGGAGCTTATCGCATTTGACACTACTTCGGCTTACAATTTAAATAATTCAAATGTTTTTCAAACTTTACCTTCTGTAATGCCTGTTACATGGAATGGGTCAAATTCTGATTTTTTCTTCACTACAAATTATGCTGGTTCATTTTGGGCTACTAATTCTGTTCCCGGGCTGAATGGTGTCGCTATTTCTGCTATCACCACAGGAGCCACAACAACTATTACTACATCTACACTTCATGGATTTACTTCGGGACAAACAGTGACTTTTATCAATGTTGGGGGTACCACTGAATTAAATGGTAAAACAGGGGTAATTACAGTTACAGGCACTTCGACTTTTACTGTCCCTATTACAACAACAAATGCTTACACTTCTGGTGGAATTGCCTTAAATAGTCAGGTAGCAATTACAGGTCAAGATGGAATAAGATATTATGCACAGACTACAGCAGGAACCACCTGGGTCAATTATAACCCTCCTATTGATCCTAATAACGCTCTTGCTGGCGCATTACTTATATTTCCTTATCGTGGATATTTAGTTTTTTTAAATACTACAGAAGGTAATGAAACTGGTGTTCAAAATTTTGGACAAAGAGCTAGATGGACGCAAATTGGAACGCCTTATTATTCTGCTCCAGCTCCTGTAACTCCAGATCTTCAAACTATTGATCCATTGGCGGCAAGAGACGACATATTTGGAAGGGGAGGGGCGAATGATGCTCCTACACAGGAAGTCATTACAGGCGCTAATTTTATCCGCGATATCCTTGTGGTATATTTTGAAAGAAGCACTTGGCGTTTACGCTTTGTCAATAATTCTCAGAATCCTTTTGTATGGGAAAGAGTGAATATTGAACTTGGTTCGGATTCGACATTTAGTACTATTCCTTTTGACAAAGGTCTCATGGCCGTGGGTCCTCGTGGTATTATTATTTCCGATGCTAATGACACAATCAGGATAGATGAAAAAATTCCAGATGATGCTTTTGACATACGTCAATCGAATCAAGGCTATCAACGTGTATATGGAATTAGAACGTTTAAAACTAAACTATGCTATTGGACTTACCCTAGCCCAGAAAACGAGCTTGGCATATTCCCTGATAAGGTTTTGGTATATAATTACGACACAAGAAATTGGTCTTATTTTGACGATACATTTACTTGTTTTGGGTATTATTACCCAACGACGCTAGGACCTACATGGGGTGATTTGATCGATGCATGGTCTAATTACAATGATTTCAGTGTATCTAGTATTGTATCTCAAGAAGGGGAAGAAGAAGTTATTGCAGGTAACCAACAAGGTTTTGTTTTATCTTTAAAACAAACCAGCGCTGTCAATAGTGCAAGCCTTTACATTAGCGCCGTGACTGGATCGACAATAACAAGTCCTAATAATAACCTTAAAGATGGCACATGGATAACAATTACAGGTATTACAGGCACTCTTACAGATTCGTTGGGATATAGTCTAAATGGCAGAAATTTTAAGATTGCCAATCCCACAAATAATGCTAACAATTTTACACTTCAGCAATTTGAATACATTGACGCTGGGTCATTTACAGGATCGATTTTTAATTATGTTGTGGACTATGTGCCTATTATTCCTGGTTCAGTTGTCATCAATGTTGGAACTCTCCAATTTGTAGATACAAATTTAGATGGTAACCTATTTGGGTCGGATTCCACTAGCACAGGAACAATAAATTATATCTCCGGTGTTCTCGTTTTAAACTTTAGCTCTCCCATAGTTGCCACAGAAATTTATATTAATGTTGTTTCATATAGTCCTGAGCAGGATATTGTCGAAGTGCAACTCACTGGTACATATAGTGGCGGTGGGTTAATTGCTAAAATATCTAATTTTGATATTCAAACGAAGATATTTAACTTTTTTCAGAACGACAAACGAGCCAGACTAAGCAAAATTGATTTTTATACAGATGCTACGGCCAATGGTCAGTTTACATGCAATGTTTTCGCAGACAGTTCAAATGTAATTATAAATGCTCCTTTACCTGATAACTTACAAAGTAATGTCGTTCTTACCTATCCATCTCAAACACAAGTAGGACAAGGTGATGAATCTTTATTCCGCCTTTATGCTGATTGTTGGGCACAAACAATTCAGTTACAGCTTACCCTAAGTGATCAACAACAAGCCGTTAATGTAATTAATCAAGAAGATGTAGAGATCGTGGCTATGGTCGTGACCTTGAAACCTGGTGGTAGATTGGTATGACAACACCCATTGATATTTCCACGCCAATTGAACAATTCAGCCCTTTTCTTCCGACGACTTATAATTTGCCTGAAGATGATCGTTTAAATGTATTTCTAGAAGATAACTTTGCCAATATGTCGGATGTTATCAACGATAAGAAAATTGGTACGATAGTTCAGACGTCAAGTCAATTCAATGGCGAAAAGTGGTTTTACAAAACTACAGGAATTACTCGTAATGGTTATAGCGTGATAGCGTATATTCCTTCCTATCCTGCCAGTGGTGTTTTAACGCTAACGCTAACTTCGACTCCCATGTACCCAATTCCCAATGTCAATAATGAGTTTGTCATTACGGATTTATATGGAACGGCAAGTAAACCGCCAACTGTTACCGGTGCAGGTAATGGAAACTTTTTCAAGTTTAATAATCAAGGTGATTCGAGAATTTCCTTTACAATGAGCGATAACACGATTGTCATTACGACAACGACAGATCTATCAGCCTATTCAGGATTTATTGTCGTGCAATATCTGCGTAATGGTTTGTAATAATTAGATGTATTTAAAGGAAAGTTTGTTAGAGGGTCGTGTTGCCGACGCCCCCTAACGAAATAAACAGCTTTGACGGCTTGTTTTATTTCTTCAAAATATCCCAGTACTCACTTAAAAGTCAATATTTATTCGGCTTTCTTATGCATTCTATCTTCTTTTAGCATACAACAATCTTTCATATGCATCATAGTTTCCATAGCGAAAACTGGTTTGTCTATGTCATTCATTCTTTCTTCAATTCGATTCAGTTTACTCCAAATTATACTTAAAATAGCTGTGATAAAAGCTGTTTGAGCACCCAGTAACCACATCAATAATTGCGCAAAACGCCAAGTATTTTCGTCCATAATTTCCTTTTATCTTATGAGTTCATGAAAGTATACGCGAAAAATGCCTTAAATGCTATGGTGAAGAAAAAACTCCATATCTTTAAGATCCACTTTAGCTCCATAAGATTCTAAAAATTCTTTATAAAATTTAATTTTATCTGAAACCCTTTGCCCGGGAGGATGAGAAGATGACCAAAGTTCTAAATTTTCGATTTGATTGTCATCCCTAATTCCATTCTTGTGATGCACAGTTTCCTTGTCAGTGAGAGGTCTTCCTAAAAAGTGACTCATAATCCATACATGTTCGTGGATTCTTCCACATTCCCATGTATTTGCGGTTACATCTTTATAAACAATCTTATATCCACTTGAATCTAAATAACCTTTTGTGTTTTTTTTAGGTCTTATAGGTATATCGATAGGAGTTCCATTCTTTATTCTTTGCCTTATGCGATTTATTGATCGTTTTTTTTCAAGTTTATCAGGATTTTTTTTATAATAATCTTTTATATAGCAATTTCTACACATTCCATAATTATCATGATAACCAGCTTTTCTAAACTCTTTTGAACACATTTTGCATTGCAATATTATTTTTGATTTCATACATATTTTTGAGCAGAAGTATCGTGAATTTCTATTTAGACATGATTTGTTTTTATAGTGTTTTTTCCCACAAAAATCACATTCCACCTCAGTTTTTGTAGAATCTTTCTTTAATTGTTCAAAATGACAATTTGTAGAACAAAAATGTTTTTTACTTCTTAAAATTCTATGTGGTTTTTTATGAAAAAAAATATTGCAATTTTGACAAATAACTTCCATGGCAACCTCTGTAGTTGATCTGATTGAAATGCTGCGTCAGGCCGTCAGAATCGGCTTTTTGGATGCCTCCTAGACGCAGTAAGAAATATAATACCATGAAAAATAATTACATGATAGTATAAGGAAAAACTTGATAGGTGATTTATGGATCCAGCAATGATAATGACTCTTTTATCCTTAGCCACAAGTGTCGCAGGAGGTCTTACAGGAAGCAAAGGAGAAACCAAATCTACTTATGATAAAGGTACGCTAAATCTTCTGGATCAAGTCCAACAATATCTTAAAGGTGGTGTCGGTGGTCAAAATCAAGATATAAATCAACAACCAGGTTATCAGACTGGTATGGATTGGTTACAAGGATTATATAATGATCCAAGTTTTTTTGATGCCTTTGAAAGTCCTCTTTTAAGACAATTTAATGAAGAAATAGCGCCTGGCATAGCCAACAGGTTTGCATCTCAAGGAAGTGGCGGAAGTTTGGGTAGTACAGGCTTTAGAAATGCTATTACTCGAGCTGGTGCAGATTTATCGACAAATATAGGTGCTTTGCGTGGCGGAATGCAGCAACAAGGCATACCTCAACTTCAAAGTTATGCTCAACAACCTGTGTCAAATTGGATGCAACAATTACAAGCGTCTTTGATTCCTACTCAAAACGTTTATCAACCTCCTTCATCTGGTTTCTTTGGTGGTTTAGCAGCTCCATTTGCCCAAGGAGCTTCGCAAATATATGGACAAAGAGCAGGCCAACAATCTGCAAATCCAGGACAATCGCCTTTAACTTATTGAGGATACTATGGTTTCTATTTTACCCAGCGCACGCACTCCTTGGGACGTTATCGGCGCAGATGTAGGCCAAGCACTTCAAGGAATTCTTCCAGGTGCAGTGGAAAAAGGTTATAATCGCGGAATGCTTCAGCAAGGTATAGGTAATATTGCTCAAACTTCTCAAAATCCCAATTCTTCTAATCTTGATATTATGCTAGCAGCTATGCAAGCAGGGGCAGGAATACCAGGAAGCGAAAGATATTTAGGTCAAATCATTCCAGAATTGATTAAACAAGCAGAAGCTCGACGTTCTTCTAATGTTCCTTTAGCAGGGGATGTGCAACAACCACAACAAAGACAAAGAGAAGAGCATGAAGGAATGCAACCTAGACAGCAATTACCTTCTTATTTAAATCAACCAGAGCAAACATCACAATTCTTTCCGACAAATAACGGACCTCAGGGGGGACCAGGCCACGCTTTCCAACCTGCCACACAAAGAAAGGTAGAACCTCTTAAAACACCTGCCGAGGAACGTCAAGCCGCTGGAGATCTATATAATGCAGATCGCGCAGCTGGTGGAACAATGACAAAGAAAGATGCTTTAGATCAAATCCGCGCGGAAGAAGAATACAAAAAAATATACAATCAATCTATTGAAGATGAAAGAAAAGCTCATGTCGCATCTCAGACTAATTATGGAGCTATAGGCGAAAAGCATTTAAAAGATGTCTATCCCGAAGCTACCCCAGAAGACTTAGCTATTTTCAAGAAAAAAGGTGAGCAGGCAGCATTAAGCGGTGATAGTGAAGCGGAAATTGATAGAAAGTTAGCAAATGATGCAAAAAACTTCAAGAACGCCATTGTAAATGTTAAAAAAGAAATGTCTGCTCCTAGAGCTTTGAATAAAATTACAAGAGGTTTTGAAGGGACTTATAAGGATTTAGAAAAGGCCTCAGCTGATTTAAGATCTCATCTTAAACCGATGCTTGACCTTGGTCTCTATGATAAAGCAAGAAACCTCTTAAAAGATCTAGATTATGGACCTGAAGAAAGAGAAGCTATCATCAATCCTTTAAGTGAACATGAAAAAGTTGTTCTTAATAAAGTTCCTCAGGCTGTAAAAACTAGAGAAGAGCCTCACGGTGCTCCAATAACATTATCTCCAACATATAAATATGCTCCCGGCCAACTTCAAAATATTAAAGAAGGATTAACAGATTTAAAGAAAGCCGATCCTAACTTTAGTCTAGTTTTAGCAAGAAAAGTTTTTGAAGATAAAGGGTATGATTGGAGAATGTTTAAGGATGCATTGAACGAATTGGAAAGAGAAGGTTTTACTCTTGAAGATGATCAAAATAACCAAAAAACATATTTAGATACTCCACCTCTAAATGATCTTCAAAAGATCTTACATGGATTAAACTTGATAGGAAGATAATGATACCTCAGATTGCAAAAGCTTTATCGAGCGGATTTACTTCAAAGCAAGTGATTGACTTCATTTTAAAGCAATTTCCCGAGCATTCAGGAAAAATAAAAAAGGCTTTAGCCTCAGGATTCACAGTCGATCAAATCCTTAATTATTTCGGAAAAGAAAAAGGGAAATCTAATCAATCTGGTGCTCTTACAGAACATGAAAACACTAGAGAAGCTGATATTCAAAAAAGGCAAAAAGTCAATCAAGGAGCTTTAGGAGCCGCTGCGTTAGCAGGAACTTCTATAGTAGCTCCACTTGCTGCTGGAGCTGTACAACAGTCTCTTTCACGCGCTTTACCTCCGATTTTAAACAAGCTAGCTCCGCAGATTCCGAGCGCCATTGGCTCATCATTGTCAGGTCAAGGTATGCAGCCTGGGCAACAACAGCAACAACAGCCCCCAATAGAAAACCCCCAATCGTATTTATCACAACAACCTCCAGTTAATCAAGTTACGCCTAATATAACACAACCTGCTCAACCTGTGCAACCTGAAGTAATTTCTAATCCTAAGGAATTTCTTGAGAAACTAGGCGTAAGAGAGGTTGTGGACGATCATCTTAAGCGTGGAACCTCTCCAGAAGGTATCACAGCGCTGTTAGGTGCTAATTTAGAAAAGAAGGGTAAAGTTAAGGGTAAGATAGATCCCGAACTACTCAAAAACATCGAAGAATATGCAAAACAAGCGCCAATTACCAATGAGTTACCAATATCTAACGAATCGGTAGAAAATAAGTTTGAAAACGCAGATATTCCGCAAAATCAAGAGAAAATTTCTCCTAAGATTGAGAAATCATCCATTGTTTCCGCTCCACAAGGCATAGGTGAAGTTAAAGAGATCCGCAATGGGAAAGCACTCATTGACATTGACGGCAAGCTTCATAAGGTAGATGAAAGCGAATTAGAAGAATCTCCAATCCCAGAGAAAGATCTAGCCGAACTTCATGACGATCTTTTAAGGGGTATAGAATCAGAAACAGGAGAAGATGTATCCCGAATGGTTCAATGGGCTGGCTATAATCCTGAGACCAACACTCTTCAATTCCTACCTCATACAGGCAAACTATACAAATATGCTAATATATCTCCTGAAGATGCGGCTTTATTGACCGATATCCTTTCAGTTCGTAAAACAAGCGGATCAAACTTTATAGGTGCATGGAAAAAGGATTCTAAATCTCCCATTGGTGCAGCACTATCAAAATTAATCCGTAAACTTCAGTCAGAGCGTGGTGGCAAAGGGAATGAGTATGAAGAGACTCATGAACCTATTTATAGCGCCTATGAGCCTGCAATCGAATTCAAGAAACAAAAGAAGAAGAAAAAATGAAGCCAAAAAAAGAAAAAGATGAACTTGGGACTCTTCTAAGATTTCTTCAAGCTTATGGGAAGAAAAAGAAAAAGAAGAAGTGATTAATTATTTTTTTTAAGAAGATCTCTTATTTCTTTTAACAAAGAAATAATATCCTCCTCATCTTTCGTTGAAATATTACCCCAAGATCTATTTTCTTTTACTTTTTCAAGCTCTTCTTTTGTGAATAATTTATTTAAAACCCTGTGGATGGAAGATAAGTTTTTTTCGTATTTTATTGCTATTTTTTGAACAGTCATTCCTTTTATGTAAAGATTTTTTATATCTTCATACATTTTAGGCGTAAAATTAGGACCCCTCTTCATTTCTTATTTCTTTCCTCAATAGCGCATAAACGACCGTGAAAATCTTTTTGTTCTTTTTTAATTTCATCAATGACTCTCATAACATGCAAAAAATCCGTCCTACTCTGTCGTACAGTCCATAAAAACAAACCAAAGTTGGCCGCAACTATTGTTCCTACTTGATACCATTCCATTATTTTCCTGCCTTTGCTGCTAAATCTCTGATTAAATATGCTTCCATGATTTTCTTTTCACAATATTATGAGCGTTTGTTAAAGAGCATTTAAATTTTCTAGCTAAACTCGTTTGCGTTTCCTTTCCTGAGTCCCATAAATTTCTCATTTCAATAATATCTTCATTTTTCATTATATTTATATGATGTAATTCTCCAGGACGTTTGTTTTGTCTATTTTTTGATATCATATCTTTCATATTATCGTGATGATTTCCTAGAAAAAGGTGATTTATATTTAAACATTTTCGATTATCACATTTATGTAAAACATACATACCTTTTGGAATATCACCATTCCAAGCTATCCAAGCAGCTCTAGGCACGTTTTTTGTTCCTTTTCTAAATTTTATTAATCCGTAACCATTAGGATTGCATTGTTTTTGCCATTCCAAACAACTTCCATTATTTTTAGAATATTTCAATAGTCGCAATTGTAATCTTTGTCGATATTCAAAATCATTTGGCGACTTAATACATCCACAACTTTTTCTACGACCAGATTTCAGAGCATCACCACGATATGAAACAATTTTTCCACAAGAACACAAGCATTTCCAAAAATATTTTTTCGATGAAGATAAATAATCAAATTCTATAACAGTCAATCTCTCGAAAACTAATCCTGATAAATCTTGCATAAACCTCCTTTATTAGTCATATACCATAATAGGGGGTTTTTCAGAATTAAATCAAGTTTTTTGTGATTTTTTTGAAAGTTCGGAAATGATTGAGGTGTGAATTGCATCAAGAGAACGTCTACTAATTCGATAAGGGCTTTTAGAACCATTACCAACGCGAATTGCTATTAAATATCCAAGTCTAACAGCACGTCTAATCGTGTTTGGATGGCAACTAAAGATGACAGCAACTTCTTTTATTGTTAAAAATTCACATTCCATTTTTCACACTTGTTAATACCTATGCTTCATTGTCAATCGTAACACTTTTTATTTTATATAAAGAAGAGGATTGTTAAAAAAAACAACAGCGAGGTTTAAAATGACAAGTCCTTTTGTACCATGCCCTCTGACCTATTCAGATGCTCCCCAAGGCGGTTCTGTGATGCCAATGGTTGTTTCAGCAAGAAACCCATCTAACACAGTAGATAACCAATATCAAGCGGGTTATTTATGGCTCTCTAGTCTAGATCAATATCAAATAATCTCAGGAGTGCCAACTTACGGCTCAGGTAATTTGTATGTTCAAGCAGGTAATACCGCAGGTACACCTAACTGGGTGGCTGTTACAGCAGGTGCAGCAGGTGCTTTGAATACCCTTTCTGATGGTTCTA